GAAGTGTTCAACCCTGCATCACGACAGCAGATAGGTAAACGCCTAATGGAGAAAGGTTGGAAGCCGAATAACTTTACACCTACAGGACACCCCATCGTAGATGAAGGTGCATTGAAGGATGTAGATATCCCAGAGGCAAAGAAAATTGCACACTATTTGCTGTTACAGAAGAGGGTGTCGCAGGTTCAGTCTTGGCTGAATGTTGTGAAGGACGATGGTAAAGTTCATGGTAGAGTTATTACCTTGAAGGCTATCAGTGGACGCATGGCTCACAACTCACCCAACATGGCACAAGTACCAGCGGTGTACTCACCTTATGGTAAGGAGTGTCGTGCTGTGTGGATACCTAGTGATGATAACTATGCATTACTAGGCTGCGATGCCTCTTCCTTGGAGTTGCGATGTCTTGCACACTATATGTGTGATGACAACTTTACTAAAGAGGTTGTCAGTGGAGACATCCATACTGCAAATCAAAAGGCGGCTGGACTACCTACTAGAGATGATGCTAAGACATTCATATATGCACTCATCTATGGCGCAGGTCCAGCTAAGATTGGTTCCATCGTAGGTGGTGGAGCCAGAGAAGGTAAGGCCATCATGGACAAGTTCATGGCTAACCTACCTGCCTTGAAATCTTTGCGTGATAAGATTGACAGAGCAGCTAGTAGTGGCTATGTTCGTGGCTTAGATGGTAGACTATTAAAGGTACGACAGCAACACGCTTCAGCTAACCTTCTATTACAAGGTGCAGGGGCTATCATTTGTAAAGAATGGCTGCGTCAAATAACATTGGCTGCGCGACATGGCTTTGATTATCGCCTTGTCGCCAGCATCCACGATGAATATCAGTTTGAGATACGACATGACCAAGCAGAAGCGTTTGGAAAGCTAACTCAAGCAGCTATGAAACGTGTAGAGAAAGAACTAAATGTTCAGTGTCCACTTGACAGTGAATATAAGATAGGTAATAACTGGTCTGAAACACACTAGAAAGGAGACAACATGAATAACCTAGAACCATCAAAAGAAAATCGTAAGAAGTTTGATTTAGATTTAGAGTACGGTAAGGTGCGTGAGCAAGCCATAGCAAGTATGCTTCAAGACAAAAAGATTGAAGTTAAATCTGAGCGTGATGTCTGGCAGAACACAGGTAACATAGCGATTGAATACGAATCCTATGGTAAACCTAGTGGCATTGCTGCAACGGAAGCAGACTACTGGTTCCATAACCTATGTATAGGTGACGACATCTTTGCTACGCTTGTCTTTGATACAGACAGTCTACGCCGAATCATAGACAACCTAGACTACAAAAGGTCTGTCTCAGGTGGTGACCATAATGCATCTAAGATGTACCTTCTAAACTTACAGAAACTTTTTTCATCTGATGTAATAAAAGCATACAAAAAAGATGTTGACAGGGCTGCTTAGTTCTGTCACAATACACTCACATTAACGAAAGCGGCGATGACCGCATCACAGAAAAAAGGAGAATTAATATGCCAGTACTTTCAGGAAAATCTTTTTGGGCAGCAATCGCAACACCTAACACAACCTTTGAACCAGTATGGTCAATTGATGTGGCACTCACTGGTCAGGAACTTGCGAAAGCACAGAACCTTGGTCTTAACATTAAGAACAAAGGTGATGAGCGTGGTGATTTCGTATCACTAAAGCGTAAGGTGAACCGCCGTGATGGTTCAGAGAACACTGCACCTGCACTAAAAGATTCTCAGAAACGTGACATGGGTAAGACCCTTGTTGGTAACGGCTCAGATGTGAACGTCTTGTTCAAGACATATGAGTGGGAATATGCAGGTAAGTCAGGAATCGGTGCTGACCTACAAGCAGTACAGGTTGTAAACCTAATTCCTTACGGTGACTCTGAAGACTTTGAAGTTGTTCCTAGTGGATTTAGTGCTGCTGAAGATGCGTTCTCTGACGACATCCCCTTCGGCACTTCAGTAGCCTCATAGGGAATTAACTTCAACAAGGGTGCAGCATAAAAGATATATGGCTGTGGGTTGACTAGCGTAGGGTTGGGTACGTCAACATTTCTTAATAGAAAGAAAGGGGGTAAATAATGTCATTAATAGATGATATGGTAGACCATCCACCTCATTACAATCAAGCAGGTATAGAATGCATTGACGCAATAGAGGCAGCACTTGGTGCTGAGAACTTTGAGTTTTACTTACAAGGAAATGTAATGAAATATCTTTGGCGTTATCGTTACAAGAATGGCGTAGAAGATTTACAGAAAGCTAAGTGGTACTTAGAAAAACTAATTGACAGTACTTACTGTCCATAGAAAGGAGTAGCATAATGGCTAAAATAGAAACACTTATTACTGATATCTATAAGATGTTAGAAGATGGTGTAGACACTAGCAGTATGAAGAACCGTGATAGCATGGAAAAGTTTTCCAAGAGTATCTGGTATGCTATGGCAAGACAGTTGAAAGAAGGTACACGTCAGCGTGAAGCAGGTGGTGGTCTTCGTATGTCTCAGATAGGTAAGCCTGACCGTCAGCTATGGTATTCGTATCGTGGGGAAACAGAGCCGCGTCCAATTGATGGACAGACTAAACTAAAGTTTATGTTTGGAGATATCCTAGAGGCTTTGCTTGTACTACTTACTGAGTTGTCTGGTCACAAGGTGACAGGTGAACAAGGTGAAGTAGAAATCAATGGTGTCAAAGGACATCAGGATTGTATGATTGATGGTGTACTTACTGATATTAAGTCAGCTTCACCTTATGCCTTCAAGAAATTTAAAGAAGGTACATTACATACTGATGACCCATTCGGATACATTGCCCAAATCTCTGGCTATGCAGAGGCTAACAACAAGGACAGCGCAGCGTTCTTTGCTGTAGATAAATCATCAGGTGAACTAGCTTTGATGAATGTTGAATCTGTCCATATGATTAGTGCTTCTTCTAGGATTGACAATGTAAAGTCTTTCTTAAAGTCTGAGATACCACCACAACGCTGCTATCCAGATGAGCCTGATGGTAAGTCAGGTAATAGAAAGCTTGCAGTGGGATGTATCTTCTGTCCATTCAATGAGGAATGCTGGAAGGATGCCAATGGTGGTATGGGATTACGAAAGTTCCAATACTCTAATGGTGTACGTTACCTTACACAGGTAGCTAAGATTCCAGATGTACCAGAGGTTAGTAATGCCGCGTAGACCTACAAAAAATAGAGTACAAAAGCAGCATCAATACCGTTCTAATTCAGAACTGAATACTGCTTTTGTTCTTACCAAGCATAACATTGAGTTCAAGTATGAGCCAGATAAGATACCGTATGAGTGGCGTGAGGATAAGAACTATATCCCTGACTTCCTTTTACCTAATGGTATCATACTTGAGGTCAAGGGAAGGTTCATGCTAGAAGACAGAAAGAAACATCTGTTCCTTCGTGACCAACACCCTGACGTGGACATTCGGTTTGTCTTTGATAACCCTTATAGGAAACTATACAAGGGTGGTAAAATGACCTACGCTGATTGGTGTGAAAAATATAACTTTAAATATTGCAAAGGTGGAGAAGGTATCCCACTAGAATGGTTTAAGAAGAATGCTAAAAGAAGACATCGTACTGATTGATGTAGAATTGAATGTCCCCAAGACAGCAGAGAAGGCTTTGTTTATGACAGTAATACTACAAGCGTTACTGGATGCGACAAAGCCTTCTTATGATGGGGAGCCTGACACAGCCGTGCTTGAAAGAGATAGGGCTGTTGCTTGGTTCTTTGCGTCTGTCGGTGTAACAGCGGAGGACTTCAACACAGTCTGTGACTATGCCGGAATAGACCCAGCATACATGAGAGACTTTGCATTCAAGGTTCTTAAATCTGGAGAAGTTGAGTATGTCAGAAAAAGAATTAACGCAGTTTTAGGGCATTAGAATATTGTACTTGTAGCCCATTTGTGCTACACTTATTCTCTTGCACTTTGAAAAATGAAAGGGGTTTCTATGAGCAACCATTTACCTACAGATTACCAGAATTTTATTGCCCTGTCACGGTATGCACGTTGGAAAGAAGATGAGCAACGGCGTGAAACGTGGGCTGAAACAGTACAAAGATACTTTGATTATATGGAGGGGCATCTTAGTTCCAACCATAACTACAAGCTTACAAAAGATTTACGTTCAGAACTAGAAGAAGCAGTCCTCAACCAGTCAATCATGCCAAGCATGAGAGCATTGATGACCTCTGGTCCTGCGCTTGACCGTTGTCATGTAGGTGGATACAACTGTTCATATGTACCAGTAGATAACCCACGTTCCTTTGACGAAACAATGTACATACTTATGTGTGGTACAGGTGTTGGCTTCAGTGTTGAGCGACATAATATTGAGAAGCTGCCACAGGTTAATGAAGATTTTCATCAGACAGATACAGTAATTAAAGTTGGTGACTCACGTCCGGGATGGGCTAAGTCATTGAAAGAACTTATCTTCATGCTGTACTCAGGTCAGATTCCAGAATTCGATGTCAGCGAAGTACGTCCTGCAGGTGCAAGGCTAAAGACTTTTGGTGGACGTGCATCGGGACCACAGCCTCTAATTGAATTGTTTGACTTCTGTATTGAGAAGTTCAAAGGTGCGGCGGGGCGTAGACTGTATCCAATTGAATGCCATGATATCATGTGTAAGATTGGGGAGGTTGTAGTAGTGGGTGGTGTACGCCGTTCAGCCCTTATCTCTTTGTCAAATCTTAACGATGACCAGATGGCTCATGCTAAGTCGGGCAAGTGGTGGGAGAATGAAGGGCAACGTGCCTTGGCTAATAACTCTGTAGCCTACAAGCAGAAGCCTGAGATGGGTACGTTCATGCGTGAGTGGTTGTCTTTGTACGACAGCAAGTCAGGTGAACGTGGTATCTTCAATCGTCAGTCTGCTAAGAAACAGGCGGCTAAGAATGGGCGGCGTGATGCTGAACAGGACTTTGGGTGCAACCCCTGTTCTGAGATTATCCTACGGCCTTATCAGTTCTGTAACTTATCTGAGGTGGTAGTTCGTGAGTCTGATACACTTGAGACACTAAAAAATAAGGTTCGCCTCGCTACAATTCTTGGAACCTTCCAAGCCACCCTTACTAATTTCAAATACATTCGTAAGATTTGGCAGAAGAATACAGAAGAAGAGCGTTTGCTTGGTGTGTCTTTGACAGGCATCATGGACAACACGTTGACAGCTACCAACGGTGGTAAGCTAGAGACTGCTCTTGAAATCCTACGTTCTGAATCGGTAATGACTAATAAGAATGTAGCTAAACAACTAGGTATCCCTCAATCAACAGCGGTTACCTGTGTGAAGCCTAGTGGTACTGTGTCTCAGCTTACTGACGCAGCATCAGGTATTCATGCACGACATAACCCATACTACATTCGTACTGTTCGTGGCGACAACAAAGACCCACTGACACAATTCCTTGTATCACAGGGTATCCCTGCAGAGCCTGACGTAATGAAGCCTGATAGCACCACTGTGTTCAGCTTCCCAATGAAGTCACCTGCTAATGCAGTAACACGTACAGGTATGACAGCGATTGAGCAGCTAGAGTTGTGGCTAACTTATCAGCGTCACTGGTGTGAACACAAACCATCAGTCACAATCTCTGTCAAAGAGAATGAATGGATGGACGTAGGTGCTTGGGTGTACGAACACTTTGATGAAGTATCTGGTATCAGCTTCCTGCCATTCAGTGAGCATACATATCAGCAAGCACCTTATCAAGACATCAATGAGGCTCAGTACAAAGAGTGGGTAAGCAAGATGCCCAAGAGTGTAGACTGGTCTAAGCTACAGGACTTTGAGAAGGAAGACACTACATCAGGTGGACGTGAGTTGGCCTGTACCGCAGGTGTCTGTGAGATTGTTGACATCGCAGCGGCCTAATCCAAAGTTAGTGTGGAAGCGGGGTGATGGTTGGGTTCAGTACAATCCACCCCGCAGCCATCCAAGTTATGAGGAGTGGCAGAAACTAAAGGAAAAGGAGAAAGAAAAAGATGGATAATATTATATTACTATTGACAGCTATATGGGCTATGCAAACTTTACTTTACTTTGATATGCGTTCTTTGCGTAAGAAGATTGAAAGCTATGAGCAGTAAAAAACATTTGACTTTTACCTAAAAATAAATTACAATACATTATCTTGAGTTTTGTTTAGGAGATGTGTTAATTAAATGTTCAGTGAAAAGAAACCAGTAATCTATATAGGATATGACTCTCGTGAAGCTTCTGCATATGAAGTTTTGCGAGAGTCTATTTTGCGTTACACGCACAAATACGACATCATTCCTTTAGTCCAAACATCTCTTAGACGCGCAGGTTTGTACCGCCGTACCATTAGGCTTGACATAGAAACAGGTAGCCCTACAAGGGTTGATGAGTTTGATTGTCGCCCCTTCAGTACTGACTTTACATTTACCCGCTTCCTTATCCCTGCTTTAAATCAGTATTCTGGTTGGGCTTTGTTTATGGATTCGGATATGTTCTTACGCACTAACATTGAAGAATTGTTTGAGGAGTATACTCAGAACGAACAGTATGCTATCCAATGTGTACATCACAACTACAACCCATCATCAGGTATCAAGATGGATGGGCAAGTACAACAGAATTATAATCGTAAGAACTGGTCTAGCCTTGTACTGTGGAACTGTTCACATAAGGCTAACTTAAATCTTACAGTTGATGATGCTAACCTAAAGACAGGTGGTTGGTTACATGGCTTTGGTTGGTTAGAAGACGAACACATTGGTTCTATTAGCGAAGATTGGAACTGGTTAGATGGATGGTCTTCAGAAAGCATTGATGCTAAGAACGTACACTTTACTACAGGTGGTCCTTGGTTTGCAGAGTGGGAACCAAAGAGGGATATAGATGCTGCCTATGCAGGTGAGTGGAAAAAACTAAAAGCCAACATGATATTAGACAAAGAATTTGGAAAGGTAATTTAATGTATACATTTGTAACATCATTTAGTAAGGAAGGATTTGATAGCTATGCTAAACATATGCTTGAAAGCGTTAAGGAAAAGTGGAATCCAGAACATTTTAGACTCGTGGCGTATTACCATGATTTTAATATTGAAGATGTACCTCACCCTATTTGTGATACTATTAGCTACCGTAATCTAAATGACATAGAAGAGATGCTTGAGTATCGTGAGCGTATGAAACTACACGATGGTACTGAAGGTGGCAAGATGCCATACAACTGGCGGCTTGATGCAATCAAGTGGTGTCATAAAGTTTATGCAATGACAGACCTTGCGTTTGAAATGATGGATGTGGATGACAAATACATTACCGCAGGTATTGAACCACCTGAAAACAATTGGATGATTTGGATTGATGCTGATACAGTAGCTACAAAACGTCTTGATGTTAAACGTCTAGCTGAATGGTTACCAGATGCGGTTGACCTAGTACATTTAGGAAGAAAGGATACAGATTACAGTGAAACAAGTTTCATGGGCTTTAACTTGGGGGTTCATAATGCTTGCAGTCTCCTTGCTGACCTTAGAGGTGCTTACACTATTGGTGAGGTAGTTGCTTATCGTGAATGGCATGATGGCTTTATCTTTGAACGATTGTTAAATATTTATAAAGCACATGGTATGGAAGTACATAATCTTTCACCTAATGTAAAAGGACTAGCAGCATTTGAGCAGTCACCTTTATCTGAATACTTTACTCACTTCAAAGGTAATCTAAAGAAGAACCTAAGTAATACTACAGTAGCACCTGATGTTAATGGACCGAAGCGTTATCAACAACTGCTTCAAATGATTCTTCATTACCGTCCATCTAATATTGTTGAGACAGGTACATGGAATGGTGGACGTGCAATTCAAATGGCAATGGCTGCATTTCAGTATACAGATAGCGTACATTACGTAGGCTTTGATTTATTTGAAGAAGCAACCCCGGAACTAGACCACATTGAACTAAACTCTAAACCACATAATACATTAGAGGCAGTAAATAAAAGACTGTCTGAGTTTAGTGTTAAGATGTTTGAACAGGGTAAAGAGTTTACCTTTGAATTATTTAAGGGAGATACAAAGAAGACGCTAAAAGATTGTGAAGCCATTAAAGATATGGACTTTGCTTATATTGATGGTGGACATTCTTATGAAACAGTTAAGTCTGACTTTGAAAATTTAAAGCATATCCCTGTACTTGTCTTTGATGATTACTTTTCTAAAGATAAGGAAGGACGTATGCCTGAGAACGATGGTGTCAATGAGCTTATGAAAGAGGTTGAAGCTTTCGGTAAGGTAGTTCTTCCTAGTAATGATATGGTTAAAGATGGTGGCGTTACACATCTTTGTTTTGTTGCTATGAAGAAGGGTTTACCTAAACTACCTGAAGAACTTACACGTGTACCTATTGTTGTTACACCAAAAGACTCACGACCTAAAGAAGAAATTATTGATAATGTCCTAGCCAATAAAAAACTTATTGAAGATTTTGATTGGATTAAAACAAGTAAGATTAATAATGAAACAGCAATCATTGTTTCTGGTGGACACAGTATTAACTTTTCAGAGTTAAAGAAACGTATTAAGAAAACTAAAGCTAAAGTATTCTGTGTTAAACACAGCTATCCAATGCTACTTGAAAACGGTATCCAACCGTTTGCCTGTGTCATCTTAGACCCTCGTCCTATTACAGGTACAAGTACACATGGTGTAGTACGTAAGGATTTGTTTAAGACAGTTGACGATAAGACTATTATGCTTGTTGCTTCTATGACTGACCCATCTGTTACTGAGTACCTACTTGAACAAGGTGCTAATGTTAAAGGTTGGCAAGCATACTCAGATGCTTTGCGTGATATGTCTGTTACAGATAAGATTGTGGTGGACAAGGCTACAGGTATTGAAGAAGGTTCTACTCTAATTACTGGCGGTACTTGTGCAGCTATGCGTACCATTGCCATTGCGCATACACTAGGGTTTAGAAACTTTGAACTGTTTGGATTTGATTGTTCTGTTGGAGAAGTAACAGAAGAAATGAAAAAGGAAACAACTGATACTGAAAAGTCTAAGCCTAAGTATATGCAGGTAGAAACTTCAGGACAAAAGTTCTGGACTACAGGTGAGTTACTTGCAATGGCACAGGACTGTGAAAAGTTATTTGATAACGACCAGATGGATATGGGTATTACTTTCCACGGCGAAGGTACTCTAGCTTCAGCCGTTTGGAAACAGTCTAAACGTGGACAAGAAAAATACTATACGGAACTATTGAATGACATCGCAGCTTAAAGAAAAACAAGAGAAGTTCTGCCAAGCTTATATCCTGCATCGCAATGCTACAAGAGCAGCTATTGCGGCAGGGTATAGTGAGGCATCTGCACACAACCAAGGGTATAGACTTCTTCAAGACGATAAGATACAGGAGCGTATTGAAGAACTAACCAATGAAATTAGTACAGATGTAGATGTTATCTCTGAGATTGAAAAGCAGTATGAGCAAGCAAGGAATGCTGGTCATGGGGCAGTAGCCCTAAAAGCCCTAGAGTTATTGTCTCGTGTACGTGGAAACAACACAGAGGACAATGATGCCACACCTGAATCTCTTGAAGCAGAGATTGTGGGAACCATGCAGATACTAGGTTTTGAAAAGGTGTTCCAGCTTCTTGCAGAAGCGTTTCCTGAACAGTTTGAGGGTGAGGAAGAAGAAGACGATGAGACTTTACTTCTTACCGAAGAACTTACTAGCACTACGGACACCGAAGCTGGCAGCGACAATGACACCTAGTGTATACTGATACCAGTCAGGCATAGTTGCTAATGCACCAAAGCCATCAGCTACAATTGTCCTGCCCCAGTCACCACAAAAACTAAGTATCAATGGTGCTGAGAAAATTAATGTAAGCCACTCATCTTTCCAAGAAGACGCAGAAGCATCTGCCATTTTAAGGTCCCAGTCTATTTCACCTGTGGCCTTTTTCTGCATGACAATAGCTTCAGCTTTGGCGTGGGCTACCTTTGCATCTGTCTTGGCCTTTGATGTTTCTACTGAACCTTTCAACCAAGTACCTGCTAATTCTGCAATGGGTCCTATTAGAAGGTTTAACATAGGCTTCTCCTGTTATTTGTAATACTTGTCCAAACATTATTCATAAGATTCCTGCACCACAATACCTTCACCAAATACACTCATTTCATGTGTACCTGATTGAGTAGAAAGCTGAAATTGTATATCTGTTTTTTCATTATACTTAAATGGTAAACGTCTTTGAATATTCATGTTACCAGTAAATGTAGTTCTAGCTACAACATATTCATTTCCATTATCATAACGAACATAGTTTTTAAATAGACCGGGCTTTGATGCAGTACTGTCACTAGAAAAAGCATCAATACGATAAAGATAAAAACATTTACCTGCAGGTACAGTATAAATACTTGCTTGATTACGACCAACCCCAGCTAATATTTTAGCGTATGTTGTGCCACCATTTGATATAGTAATAATACCTACGTTTGTTCCTGTGTCAGCATATATAACATCATTAATTCTAAAGAAACCTTTAGTTGTTACAGGTGCAGTAGTACTATTTGCAACTACTGTTTCAGAGATTTCATTATAGTTTATATCCAAACCAATAATGGTTACGGTTCCACCGTTGTCAGAGGCAGATGCAGATGTTACAGTCATTGGTAATGCAGACGTTGGGTATGTGTATGCTGTAGCATTTTCCCACAAAGGAATGAATGTTGTTGTAGTGGAAGGTTGCCAACCAAATATATTACGGATTTCGTGGTTAAGAATTTGACCACGGGATATCTGTAATTCAAAAGGTTCGTTTTTACCGACCCTAGTTATTGATTGTGTTACTGACATTTAACCACTCCCATTCTTCCTCATTATAAGGTATCATTAAAATTCTCCACTTGCCATAGCGTCTGACAAAATCTTGGCTCTGCGTCCTACCTGCCTAGCCCATCTGGAATCTAACATCTCCCTTGAGGCGGCTTCAAAGTTTTCTTCATGGATAGCATTCCACATAAGTTTAAACTTACACAGTCTAGGTACACCCATATTAAATGCCATGTCCATTAATATTAATTGTCTCACACTATCTAAGTTTTCTACACAAGTATGTACACGACATAGTTCATTCTCTACAATAGCAATGTCATTGAGGGCTAGATACCTTGCATCCGCTTCAGATATTCCATGCTCATAGACCACCTCCATATTCGGAATGTCAAGGTAGTCTAGCTCCTCACGACTGATACCACGGTCCTTTAGGTTCC